CTACCGGGCTGTTGCACCGCCAGGGCCGGTCGGTCTGGCTGGGAGTGGACATGCCCCGAATCGAACGGGGGTTAAAGAACCAACACAGGAGTTATCACCGCGAATTACAGTTCTTTCTCACCTTTCATGCCCGTATTCAGTTATATAGAACGAGGCCGCTTCAATGCCGCCGACTTAATAGCCGAACTTCCACCGAAACGTGCCCTTTCACGAGACTGCAAACCACGAACCTTTTCGCGTGCCTGCTGGTCAAGATCCAGGCGAGACAATGCAGTCTCTTCCTCTGTCAATGTTGTCTTTTCGATATCTGCCAGTCGGCGTGTAGCCTTCTGAATATCGGACACCTCAGTCAATAGTGGCTCAATGGCAGTGCCACGAATGTCCTCACCGCCACCAACAAACTCACCGATACGCTCAGACACACCAGCACCAAACGTCAAACCGGCACGCTGTGCGTAACCACCAACGATGGCTGCGTTAGCGCGGCGCTGGATCTGTGTCGTAGTGTTCTCTGGGTCAAGGACGTACTGCGTGAGTAGTGCCGGGTCAATGCCGTAGAACTGTTGCAGACTGTCTCGTACTTCTTGTGGTGTTTCTGCAACAACTCGCTGGGCATCAGTGACGCGATCACGGACCTCATTCACCGACAAAGAAAAATCAGAGACAAGTCTGGCTATGGCATCATATTCTGTTTGAGTACCAGAAGTACCTAGATAGTCACGAAGCCCAGCCTCACGAAATACCTGTCGATACTGCGTTTCAAGGTTCAGATACTCCGCTTCATTGCGAATATCGGTGATGCCTCGCTGCTGCAAGCCAAGAAGACCCTTGAACCGATCCTTGTACTGTTGTGTCTCACGCAACCGCTGAGCGATAACCAACTCGTTAGTGGTGTCACCGACTAGACGCTCAACCTCACCAGCAAGAGAACCAAGACCGTAGGTTTCTAGTAGGCCACGGAGGAAAGACTTCGCACCCTCACGGGCTTGCTCACGTTCCGCTGCCTCCGCTGCTGCACGCTGCTCCCAATATAAATCCTCAGCAGACTTCTTTGGGGGTTCTTTCTTTTCTTCCTCTGGTGGTGTAACAAAGCCACCCGGCTGCCAACCAGGAGTACTAATTTGAGCGATACGCTGCATCTCCTGACCGAACTCAGGAGTTGTCATAAAGTCCCAGTTAATACTCATCAGCGGAATCCAAAGGTACGCAACAGATTCTCCCCAACACGAGAGTAAACATCGTAAGCGTTATTTGTAAGGTCCCAACGCGGGTCAAGACGCATCATCTGCTCAGCCTCATACATAGGAACAATACGAGGCTTCCCATCAGGACCAACTGCTTGAAAAATCTTTTTCATTAATGGATCGTCAAGAGTTATATTATCTTCGCTCTCTTCTAACCCATTAGCAATTAAAGAACGATAAGGAGCGGCAATGTCATAAATATCTTGACCAGCATTTATTTTATCCGACCAACCAGGATACGCACCAGCAATATAAGTGCGACGAAGATCGTTCTTAATATCTTCTAGCGAAGAGCGACCTTCAACACCAGCAGATACATACTTAGAGATTATATCACCAGTAAGAGTAAGCCCATTAATCCGCGACCACTGTAAAATATTACGCTCAAACTCAGCAGCCTGACCGCCAATATCCTCACCAGCAATAAGAGCCTCAGAAAGAATCGGAGCAAAGCGCTCCTTAATTTCAATGTCAGTCAACTGGTTAAGTCGAACATCTGTAGCAATCGTGCGAACCTCATCGGCATCAAGATTAATACCGTAAGTATTTGCTAGCGCCTGAACCTTCTGCTGCGCTAGTTCAAGACTACGCGCCCAGTCAGCCTGCCTACGCGGATCGGCCTGCTGCATACGAGCAAGTTCCTGATCCGCATTGTATTTCTCAAACCAAACGATCCCATCTTTGAGTTCGTCCATTTCATACTCAGTAGGAGTACGACCATCATTGTCTTTCATGTACTTGCGTACACGACGAATCCACTCTTGCAACGAAGGATCAGAATTAATCAACTCCATCGCATAGCCAGCCTCAATAACATACTGGCGAGCAGTTGTCTTCTTGGTCTTTTTGGTCTTATCTTTATCAGCCATAGATGACCTCCTGACCCTTTTTAATATCAGTCATCAACATATCCATGATAGTTGTGTCAACCTGATATTTAGCATAGTCAGGATTCTTTGCAATGATCTTCCGCAACAGTTCACCTTTATCGGCAGCAGACTCACTTACTGTAGTACGGTAAGCGTCACCACTGGGAGTGGTAGTAGAAACAGCCGGGGCTGCTTCTTCGGCTTGACGGAATTGCTTTAAATACTTTTGCGTTTCTTTTTGTGACAACCCCCGACCAAGAAGGTCACGGGCCATAGTGTCTAGTAGTGCTTCAGCAGTAACCTCATCGGTTAGGCTAACAGTAGTAGTGGTTACAGGACCACGATAGCGACCACCTGTTTCTTCTGGCGGTGTGGCAGTCTGAGCGTATCCTTTAAACCAGTCAGTAAAACTCTTATCGCCACCGATAGCAACATAACCCTGATAAACTTCTACCGCGTTAGCAAGGCCGTCAGCAACATAAGCAGGGATGCCTCTAGCGTTTTTAGAAATAAAACCAGACTTATACAACTGATTCGACCACTGATCAAACTCAGGATCGCGCTGAGCGGCAGCGCCCAGAATAACATTCTGCATCTCTGATAGTTTTAAAGTATTGCGCTTACCACTAGCAGAAACACCAGCACCCGGTGTATAACTATATTGAGTCGAATGCCAAATTAAAGGATCATCAGAAGAAACGGGATCAAGGGTAATAGCATCGGCGCTGTTTTTAGCGTTTTGAACAATATCATCAGCCACTACAAGACCTCCCTAAAGTCATCACCCGAAAGGTACTGGTCATAAAAGTCAGCAAAACCAATATCTTTCTGACGAAGATCAAAGGCAGCCTTATAGCCAATCTGCCTTAACTGTTCACGAGCATCATTGTCCGTAGTTTCATCCAACTTTTTAGAAATATAATCACGGACCTGCATGTATTCCGACAGTGCAGCGACAGTGGAATCTTCATCCATCATCTCAGGATTGCTAACAATCATTTTAGCACCTTGCAAGAAAGCACTCAGTTTACTCGTGTAAACATTGCGTTCCTCACCCCAAGCAGGATAGCGGTCAGCCAACGCTATCTCAAAATTATCTAATTCGTCAAGAAGAGGTTTTGCTTCCTTGACCTGAAGACTGCTGTAGCCAGCCTTTAGCACTTTATCTTCAAGATAATCCTTGAACTCCCAGTAAGCAGTCCAACCATCTTTGACTTCGTTGTTCCGAATTAACTCAGTCGGAGTCATGCGACGACGAACGGGCAAACCCTTCGGGCCGATTTCCATAGAGCCAAACTCGCCGTACACTGCATACGAGAACGGATCATCAAACTTGCCCATGTTGCCAAACATGCCTACAAGTTCAGGATCAATGTCGTACAACTTGTCAACCATGTCTTTGTTTTTTGTAATCCGCTGCCATGTTTTCAAATTAGGGCTAAGGCCAGTCTCAGACACCGAGGTGGAACGAGTAATCGCTTCAAAGCCTGGGTACTGTTCAAGAAAAATCTTTATTTTTTCAACATAAGGAATTGACTCGTCATCAATAAGTCGATTCCAAGCATCACGCTCAATTTGAAACTCTGAACGAATAGTCTGCTGGAAAGGCAAATAGGCGGCGGCTCCAATCTGCCACTGCCAAAAACGATTAGCCTTCTGCTCAATGCGTTTAATATCCGCATCAGTAATCGTGCGATTTTCTAACTGTGCCTTAATGTACTCATCCTCAATGATTTGATTCCAGGTACGAATATATGCACTGTCAGTTGTTTCACCACCAAGCATTTGCTTAAATCGTTTAGCAGTGGTAGGCAGAAGTGCTTCAAACAAGTCAACGTTAGTGTTACCGCCTGGAACAATTTGGCGGTACATCTCCTCGCCAACAGCATTTTTTAATACCTCAGCATCTTCAGGTTTCCCGCGAAGGAACCATGCCGTAGGAATCTGGGCGGCGGGACCAAGACCAGAAAACCACCATTCAGCACCAGGCAAAATAGTATTCAAGCCTTGCTGACGGAACATTAGTTCCTGACCTGGAGTGCCAAAAATAGGCAGACCTAGTTCTTTTTTCAGAAAATCTTGAACCGGCTGGGGCCACTTAATGAAGTTGCCTTCATCGCGTAACATGTTACTCTGAGTTACTTGTTCGCCGTTCTCGTCAACAACAAGACCAAGATCCGCAGGAATATTCCAAAGCAAGTTTCCGTAACCAACGACCGCAGGATTTGTCCAAGCAATACGACCCCAAGTGCGAATACTATTCTCCCACGCGGGAAAGAACGGCGAAATAAAGCGCAGCATTTGCGCGGCATTTGACAAGCGATCAATCGTATACATTGTTTCGCGTGTAGCCTTCAACGCCTGACGGTGAGCAGACTTAGCAATACTTTTTTGCACTGTTGGGCTAGTAACATCTACGCCCTGATCCCGCGCCATACGCCACAAGTTACGCTGTTCCGCATCAAACACTGTGCGATAGAATGGATGGCGAAGCATTTTGTTTTCAGGAATCGTACCTAGCGCACGCATAGCACCGTCAGTAAATCTGTTAATACCACGAGAAGTAGTGGCTAGTAATCCTGATTCCATGTCGTCTGCGATACGACCAACAAGAACAGGAAGGTCGCGTCCACGAAGGCTGGCAGCAACCATTGAACCAGTAACCTCACCCTGCAAGGCAAGGTTACGCAGTTCTGTATTCGGAAGTTCATTATCAAGGCGACTGATAAGATGATTTAAGTACTCGTCAATATTCTGCTCAAGGTCAAGAACCCGGCGACCCTTTTGATCCATTTGTTTACGGTAGAGAGTACCCTCTCTGCCGATCAACCAAGATTTAATCTCATCATACGGACGATTTTCAAGAATCATCTTGCCTAAAGTATCTTCACGGTAGCGTCGATTAATCCGCAAAGCATACTCATCCCAGTATGTTTGCATCTGCTTACCGGACAACTTCTTCGGGTCCATCTTCTTAAAGTCGGAAGACCTACCAAGTTGATCAATGCGACGACCAACAGCACTGTCAAACGTCATGTAAGTAGTTCGATCAGCAGAAGCGTTCAAATACGCTAAGCGACCTTCGGCTCCAGTAAAAGCACCATAACCTGAAGAGATCCCATCAATTTCATTAATGGAAAAGCCACCGATCTTGCGCTTCCCCATCATGTCATTAACATACTTTTGCGCTTCAAGGACTTGATCGCTAATACCGTTGATCTCAGTGAGAATCAAGTCACGCTTATTGCGGTCAGCAACAATATTGTCAGAGAAAAAAGAAGTCCGTATCTTGTCGGCTTTTTTCTCTAAATCTTTACGTTGCTTTTCAAGTTTTTTAATCTCGTCTTGTTGTTTCTTTGACTTCTTTTTTAAAGCAGAAAGACGACGAATCTCTTCTTTCAAATCATACGACTTGGCGTAAAGAGCCTCAATCTCGTCAAGATTACGCGCACCAGTAGCATCTTCAATAACTTTTTCTGCGTTCCTCAGGTTTTCGTAAGCACCTGCCAAACGTTTTTCTTGAAGGCGAAGCCCCTTCATACCACGACGGGCCTTAGCGTAATAGCGAGCATTGCTAGGCAAATCAAGCCAAGCACGAGGATTAGCAGCAATAAGGCCTAGCACCGCAAATGAGCGGAGAGCGCCCTCAGCAAGATTTCGCTGAGTATATCCAAGACGAAGAAGAACGCTAACCTTCCATAAACTATTTAAATAGTCAGCGCCCAAAGAAACATCTTCACCATAACGAAGCCAGTTGTTTTCACGAGCAACACGAGAAAACATTTTAACGTCAAGCAACGGCAGTGTCTGGTCAAGTTCGGCATAAAAGTCAGGGACTTTAATTAACTTGCCATCTTCTACATAAAATTTAGTTTCGCTTTTGGCAATAGTTTCCATTGCGGCAGCACGGCGAGCATTGTACTTATCGTACATTTCTCTAGCCATTTCGGAAGAAATACCATTTTTTGCGGCAATAGCGTTAACTGTTTCTGCTTCAGCCTCCATTAAAATTGCTTTACGATCATTTACTGTGCGAGCAGCAGCAAATCTATTAATGTAAACTGAAGAGTTTTCTTGACTGATTGGAGCCTTAGCAAGCCAAGCAGAGAACTCGTCAAGAGAAGATTCTCCATCGGGTCCACCCTTGACTCCGATAATTCCGTTAGGTGTTCCTTTACCAAACCATCGAATAATTTGGACAGGGCGAGAACCAGCGACACCTTCAATTGTGTCGTAAACAAAATGGCCTTTGCCGCCATCAGAAACACGAGAAGTCTTTGTAAGTGGACTTTTGTTGTATTGCCCACGAGAAGCGCCTTCACGCCAAGCATTAGCAGCACGAACGGTGCGAGGTCCAACCCGCGAACCACCTCGATTAATTACTTTAGCCGTAGCGAGGATTTCATCAATGTAGTCATCGCCAAGGCGAATCTGATCATCGGTAAGTTTAACACCAGCGGTGACAAGATCGTCAGCGTTAGCGCCTACTGGTGACCACAAATCAACACCAAGAGTATCTGCTGCGGCCTCATATAGTTCAACACTGCGGGTTCGTAGCGACTGCCATGAAGCCTTATTTCCAGCCAATGCCCCAGCCAGTGCCGCAGCAGTTATCGGATCGCTTGCTTCAGTAGCACCCAACAGCGCACGGGCTGCACGCTTATCGTTAGCGTTCTTCACCCACACATGATTGACAAGACCATCAGCGTCGTTTTCCATTGCGGCAATAAGGTTTTCACCCTCGGCTGTAAAGCGACGATCCTGCCGTGCACCTTCAATGCCAAGATCGTCAATCAGTTTAGCCTGCTCGTCAAGAGTAGTACCAAAACGCTCAACTTGATTAGCAGTACGCAAAGCCTGATTACTCAGACCACCAAACTCGCCAACTTTAGTACCAAGCCGAATAATGTTGGTGGCCTTGCCGCCAATAATGGTCGGATCTGCGGCAACAAGCCAGATAGCGTCAGCAAAACCAGAAGTCCACTGGCCTACGCCGCCATCTTCAAATGCTTCCTTGCGTTGCTCCTCGTCAAGAATATCAAAGTCTTTAGAGTACAGGACATTCTGAGGATCGTTCTTCTTGCCAGCCTCAATAGCAAATTGCAAACCAGGCATAGTCAAAACGTTAAGAATGCCCCCAGCAAAACCACTATTAGAATTAATTGCAGCATTAGCGGTAACAACCTGACCCATGCTAATATCCTGAGACTGCTCCCAGTCAAGGGTTTGAATACCACCTGGAAGAGCAGAGAACAAAGCAGCACCAAGGTGGTTCATTTGCTCGCTGCCCCAGTTAACAACATTAATCACAGTTTCTGCCGCGCTAAGCGGTGCACCCGCTACACGACCAACAGTTTCCTCATATCCAGGGAGTTCAGACAACCAACCGGAAGAACCACGAATCAAACCACCCATATCGTCAGGAACAATATTATCCATGACGCTAAAAAAACCACTAACGATAGAACCGTCAGTTGCCTCCTTGGGTAGTTGTTGTTCAATATCAGGAACATCTGGGCGTGCGATAGGGGCTTCTTCGTAGAACGTTGATGGATCTAACTCTGAAACCTGCACTGGCTCCTGTGACGCAATGCTGTACTTATCAAAAATGTTGAGATAATCGTTTTTAGCCATTATCCCGCCTGGTTGGGAAGAGTAATGTAGTCAAGAAAATTGTCTCGTTCTACTTCATTTTCCCAATTAACGTTAGCAAGACCCCAAACAAGACCAACATTAGATGTGCCTAGTTTGTTAACTACCGCGTCAACATTATCAACAAAACGGGGCACTACATCCCCGCCTGCATGTTACGCAGATGACGTACAAAACGCTTAAACCCGTCAGGAGTGTCAGGATTTTCAGCCATACGCATCATGCTAGGAAGATACTTGCCAAGGGCGCGAGCATCATTTTTGTTAATAGTGTTCATACCTGGATAAGGGGTAGGCCCGTCACCTGGACCAAACGGTGCACCAGTAGTGATAGGTTCATCTGGACGCTGAGTAGGTGACATCAACGGAGTTAAGCCCACTTGACCGGCAGCACGTTGAGTAGAGCGACCAGAACCGCCACGACGGTTAGCGCGAGCAGCAGCCTGCCCAGATGCGCCCATCGGAGCAGATGCTTGAATAGCCTCAAACTCTTGATTCTCACCGTAAGGCATACCTGACATTTCTGCCTGAACCTGCTGCGGTCCACCATCAGTGCGCTGTGACAACCGACCTGGACCCGATACAGGTGCGGGGTTTTGTGGACGACGCATGCCGCCTTGCTGTTCAGCCATCCTCATCCTCCACATAAACAATTCTAGGTTCAATCAGTTCAGAGTTAGGAGTAGGACCAAACTCGTCCTCATCTTCCTCTAAATCACCTAAATGCCCATACTCATGCAACGTGTACAAAGACTGGTCAAACAACTCTTTCATTCGACCAACCATGTCATCGGCAATATCAGGTGACCAAGCAACACCTTGAGCAACAATACCCAAGTGCAAATCAAGGTAAGCAAGATGAAGGCTCATGTCACGCATTGGAACTTTCATTTTCTTGCCTCCTTAATTTGTTACTAGCCCTTACCCTTGGTTCCCTTGGTGTGCATACCAAACTTGATCTTGTCCATGTCGCTGGACTTGCTTCCGCTCTTATCTTGAACCGGAGCCGCGACCGGAGCCGTACCGTGTCCACCCTTGTTAGGCTGTGGCATTTTTATCTCCCTTTACCATCGTTCTTTGTTGGCCCAATAGGCCGCTGACATTTTTCCTTTAGCGATGTTTTTTCCGTGACGCGATTTAAAATCTTTACGTTTTTGTTTCATTTCAGCGGATTCGCCTTTTTTCGGTTTACCTGCTGTCTTTGCGCCTTGCTCACCAAATCGAATTGTTTTAACTTTGTCGCCTTCTTTGGCTACAACAATTCCCCATTTTGTGGGATGGTTAGGTGTGCGCTTCGGCTTGTTGTAGCCAGAGACACCTGCTCGCTCTAGGCGTGGATCTTTCTTCGCTGGCATTAGTAAGGCTTCTTACCCTGCTGCTTCTTAATATTCTTATTCAGGCTTTCAGCCTTCTTGTTCTGCTCAGCCTTACGCTTTGCACGCGCATCCATAACTTTCATCTTGCGCTTACGCATAGCGCGAGCATCATCTTGCCCAATCTTCTGGCGAGTAGTCTCAGGCTTCGGGCGACGAGTCGCCTTCTTAACAGACTTTTTAGCAACCGCTTTGCTTGTATCTTTACTTGCTGCCACTATTTATTCCTCCTGCTCATACGGGCCTCGCTCATAGCGATAGCCACCGCTTGCTTGCGTGACTTAACCTTCGGACCCTTTTTAGAGCCAGACCGCAATGTGCCCTTTTTGTATTCGCGCATTACAGCGGCAACCTTTTTCGGCGCCCTTTTGGCAGGCATTACGATTTTTTAACCCATCGACCGTTGCTGCTCTTGGTGTGAGTAGTAACCCACTTACCATTCCGATAGGTTTGCTTGTAGCGACCCCCACCAGAAACTCGCGTTTCACCGGCTTTAGGTGCATTACGGTTAATTAGGGCAGATGCAGCCCTACGAGCCAGATTAGCAACTGGACCTTGCGGTCCCTCCCGCCTAGCCTTTTCCAGCGCAAGATCCTTTTTCGTTAGGTTCTTACCTTGGCGGCGTGGCTTTGCCGCATCGGGATTTTGCTTGTACTTTTGTTTCGCAGGAGTGTTAGTTTTTGCAACCCCAGACCCCCCACCTCGCTTGGGTCCAGCAGATGGCTTTGGCTGGTAGCCAGAACCACCACCCTTCTTTGGTCCCGCAGAAGATGTTTTGTCGCGCTCCGGCTTTGGCTTGTCATTTTTCTTTGGTGCAGGCTTTGCAGGTGTAATAGACTTCTTTGCAGAAGACTTAGAAGCGGGAGCGGCATCTTTTGTTATGCGCTTTCCGTCCTTATACACAGCAGTAGAACCGTCAGACATCTTTACAGAACCAGTGTATAACTTTCCCTTTGGCCCGACAAGGCGACCAGCCTTACCCTTTGCACCATAGCCGCCATCTTTCTTCCATTGGGTTTCAGAAATGTCAACCGAACGGGTTTTTTGGACTTTCTTGTAGCGACCCTTGCCAACTTCACGAGCCATGACTACTTCTTCTTTCTCTTAACGACGGCATTATCAACAAGATTTGGGTAAGGCCGACCGGCCTTCTTAGCGCGAGCCTTAGCCGCAGACTTCTGCGCTGGAGTCAAAGGCGTAGACTTCTTCTTGGGATTCTTCTTATCCCAAAACGGTTTACGGGCGGCGACCATTCTCAGGAGCCTTCTCAATCTTAATGTTTGGCATCTTAGACGAATCCTCAGGATGAGCGCCATCGCCACCCATCTTCTGATCCATGTCAGACCAACATCCACAACTAACGCACATACACACTCCTAGATTGGTAGACGACGGCTAACGCCAGCCGACAAGTTCGGTTCACCGCTAGCCCCCAGGCTTGCCATCAGCATCTGTAAGTCAGGGCGACCGCCAGGTGACATGCCAGCCTGACCCGGTGCAACGCCACGAAGTAGACCCGTAGCCTCGCTGATTCCTTCTAGATCCTGCCCAGCACCACCAGGGGGAGCCTCACCGGGGGAACCGACCATCCCTGCGGTTTCCTCACCCGTAGGCTCAACCCCCGGTGGTGTGGGGATTTCCTCAGGCGCGAAAGCCTCTGACACAATCTCTTCTATTGGCCTACCCTTTTGCCGCCCGAGAATGATTTCTGATAAGCGCGACAGAACTTGACCGGGATCAATCCCAGACTGCGCCAACACTGGCACAGCCTGAGCATATCCCGCCACTGCTTGCTTCAGCGAGTCGCGCATCTCTTCGATATCGACTTGCTGCTCTTCTTCGGTTGCATTCAAGGCGAACGGCATTTGCCGCCTAAGGAAGTCGCGGCTGATCAAACGATCACCACGAGCCTGCAACCCAAACACGAGCGCACGGTTTGGGTCCAATCCAGCCATAAGGCCGTATTGCACATCTACGGTGTAGTCGCCTTTAATGTCGCGCTCTGGGCGGTACTTGATTTCGTAGGGTGTGCCGTCAGCATTCCCGCGTAGCGTTTTAGTTTCGGAGCCGAACAGCATCTCGTCAACCATGAATGCTTTGCGTACAAGGTTCTGGAATGTTTTGGCGAACATCGCCTGACCAGTACGGATCTGGGTGTCGAACCCTGACATGAGGGCTTGCACGCCTCGCCCGGTCACAATAGATCCTTCAACCTCGCCTGTGCGAGCGTCGGGGTAGCGTGAACCTTGACGCAATTCTTGATCCAAGATGCCCTGCTGTGCGAAGGCGCTGCTTGGAACCTCAATGGGTACGCGGCGAACACGCTCACCATTGGCTGTGCGGATAACACTGTCGGGGCCAAGGGCAAGTTCTTGCGCGTCAGGCGGCAACACGATAGGGGCTTGCACCGACTTCTGTGCCGCTTCCAGGCTCAGTAGGGCGAACCGCGCTTTAGCGACCTGCACCGCGAGAACATCATCGAACTGACCGTGTGATTCGTCGTCCAGGCCAGGGCGCTGAGTCCACTCAACTAGACATTCACCGACAGGGTTCTTAACACTTTCTAGCACCACACCCTGACGGGTAGGCAAGAACAGCATATCCACCTTGGAGTCGTGGTAGCGAACAACCTCAATCAGTTCGTTACCCATAGATGATTCGCGGATAGCACCTTCTACTGCTGGGTACATGGCGACCAGTTCGTCGCGGGTCTTGTAGAATGAGAAGTATGCTGCATCTATCTGACCCCAGCGGTTGAACACCGGGTACGCGCCGATTGAATCCATGAACGTGATGCGTGGCATCTGGTTCTTAGCGTCAATCTCTACGATGGCAGGCACGAAACCGTAAGTGAAGTAGCGGTCGGCGGCTGTGTACATTTGACGCTGTATGTCACTGTAATCTAGGTAGCCGTTAACGATACGGGTGCGCTTCTCAGCGAACTCTCGCGCAGTGTCCGACACCATTTTGGCACTGGCGCAGTTGAATGCAGGTAGCGGAGCCATGACTTCAGATAGGTCACGGGCTGCAACGTCCACCATGTTAGCGACAATGCCACGGTCAAACGGTCCCTCAGGGAACAAGTCAGGATAAACGTCCCGCATACGGCCCTGCCGCACGGCAAGAACGTTCTGCATACGCTGGTCCCGCTCACCCCACCGGGCCTTCATGCGGTCATAGTGAGACTTGATTGCACGCAACGAGGACGTATCGCCGTCGTTACTGCTGAAATTCAAGTCGTCATACATGCTGCTCAAAAATCCTCCTACGCCCCGATGGGCTTCCAAGCCCCTATTGCCTCCGCTTCAAGGAGGCTGACGGTCGTTTGCTGACTCTTATCCCACGGGGTCAGGAAACTGTTGTTGACATGGGACCGCGTGTAGTTGCTTGCCAGGGTTACACGATCCCGGCATGCAAGTTCCGCGAACCACAGCGCCATCACAATGTCGGTTTTCTGGTTCTTTGGTGCGCCAGGATGCCAAGTGACCAGTTGCTCTATCAGTTGCTTGGCGCTTTCTTGACCGTGCGTAGACGGCAACTCAATCATTTCGTAGCCATCTTCCCAACCATTCCACAAGATCGTCATAGAAGCCACACCGAAATCTGCGTCGTGCTTGTTTTGACCAGTGAAATGTGGTTTGATGACGCTGCCACGGGAAGAACAAAACTCGTTCAACTCCCTGTCATGCACCAAGAAGCCCTGGAATCCGTTCTTCTCAATGCGCCATTCAGATATGTTGTACCTATCCGTCCAGCCTTTAATCATTTCCCGCATAGCCTCAGGGGTCACACCAGGCTTATTGTAAATATCTAGCACATAACGTTTCTGTGTTTTAATATCTAGCCCGATCACCACGGCAGCGGTATGCCCAGCAGTAGCCGGGTCAAGGCCAGCGACAATAACTAGCCCTTCCATGCCCTGCGGTCGGCAATTAACCATACCCTTAGGTATCGGGCCAGCCATACGGTTACCGTTAATGCTCGCTTTGATCGCGTCACTATTGAAAATAGCGTCGTCAGATACTTGCTGCTGCTGGTACACCATAGCCCACGCACGCGGGGAAACCCTGCGGCGCTTTTGAAACAACCTAGGCCCATCCCATTTAGGGTACAAGCCGTTCTCGTCAGCCTCCTGGGTGTCTGCTTTAGACCCCGGCTCCGGCTGATTAGACTTAGGCCAAAGAGTTACCCACTCTTTCGGGTCGTCTTTGAAGTCAAGGACGGCAGGCATGGAGAGATATGACCACGGCGATTCCTCATCAGGGTAGCGGTGAGGGTCGCGGAGTTCGGAATATAAGTCCTTCGCCGCCAAGCGCGTTCCCACG